CTCGGAAGCTGGTCGATAAACTCATCAGGAAATTCTTGAACACCTTTGTCATACTTTACCGCATCCGGTGCAAAAAAGGGCTTACGAAATTTAACAAGAGCCATATAATCCTCCGTTATTGCCCCTTCCCCTAAGGACGCTAGAAAGCTCCTTAGGGGAAGAGGCCCATCAGTTAGTTCACAGCGTCAGGATACGATTTCCATCCCGCCGGGTCCAACGTCAGAAATGCGTTGATTGCGCCATCATCTTCACCCTCTGTAGCTTGGATGATCTCGATGCCGAGATAACGCTCATAAGGCTCACCACCCCCCGTGGGCAGGGGATAGACAAACTGTGCGCCGGCCGTCAACTCAGTGGCAGCCGCAAAAGCCTTCGTCAAGATATGCCGAGACTCACTATTATCAGCCGCGATGGCCGCAACAGCATCAGAGGCGAGGACAAACTGCGTAGTACCATTCGTTCCCGCGCCACCGTCAAAGGCAGTGATAACCTGAATCACAAGGTACACCGGCTGCCCATTACCTGGGTCTTGGCCGGCGGCCCCGAGGTCGACGACATCTCCTACCAGTGAAGTGCCAGCTTCTGTTGCCACATCGTCCGCAGAATTTACGAACTGGACGTTAGTATCAAGAATCATTTGCTGCTCCTTTTAAAGAATTTGATTATTTGCACGTTATTAGCTAAACAGCAAATATTGATCAAACAATACGAGCCTCGTCAGCCGCGAGAGCGTCAACCCGACGCATGGGAATCCCGTTGTAAGCAAGAATCTGCTTACCACCAAAGTCTTCCATGGCAAGCGTGGAGTTCTGAACACCAGCAGCAACCTGACGCCTGACCCAGCTTCGCATGGTACGATCCATGTAGAAGGCGGGGCGGCCAGCATTCATGTTCGGAATAAGCTCCATCGCTTGGAACATGAGATCGGGAAGGTTGGCGGAAGAACTGGCAAACGTACCAGAGGTGTACGTCCTGTTCAGGAGCGAGCGGTCAATGTTGCAGATACGCACAACATAACGCCAGTCGCGGACGGTGAGGCCAGCGTCAAAGCGATAGTGGCTGCGGTAAGCTTCCATGCGGCCGTTAGAACCGTCAATGTCCTCGATGGTTACCTGACCTTTATCATGAAACTGCATTCCTGCCGTCGAGCCTTTAGGCACGATACCGTGACAGGTCTGGTCACCCCAAACAACCAGCCAGATGCTGGCGTTATCAGTTCCCGTTCCCCCACCGTCGATGATGTTATCGGCATTCTCAGGGCCAGAGAGGTCGTTAAAGCGAGGAGCAAAACCAGTGAACTCAGCCGGAGCCGAGGTCTCATTACCGAAGAACATCGTGTCGGTAATCTCTTGGCCAATCCCCTCAATGTGGGGGCGGTCCTCACTCATACGGAACTCAGCGGTGTTGCCATTCAGATCAGCAAGAGCTTTATCAACTTCCGCATAGGCTTCTAGCATACCACAATTATCAGTGACCTGCACTGTGCGGGATTTGGTCGGCTGAACACCGCCATAAAGTTGACGCCACGTGGGAGCCGGTAGACCGGAACGAATGGTCGTTCTGTGGCCAGTGGGTAGATTTCCTTCAACGAAAACGATATCGTCAAGGATTTCATTGGTCTCATTCAGGATTTCAATAATCGTTGAAATAGATCCATCTGGATCAGTCCTCTTAGCGAGGTCCAGAAGTGTAGGGCGAATTGCACTCAAAGTTGCCATTTGCTACTCCTTAGATTTTATTTTGATCGGGGTACAATGTTTGGGCTGCTGTTCGAGGACGTTGTGAGCCACTCTGTACCGCGCCAAGGTGAATACTATCATCAGCTAAAATTGAACCCATATGCGCGAAGAGCCTAAACAGAGCCGGGTGATTTCCTATCGGAGTCTTTACTAGCTCTGAGAGCGCCTCATCCCCATATGCATTCCGAAATTCCGCTGCCTTAGCGCTACTCTTTTCAAAGTTTGCGCCACCATATGTAGGGTCGTCCTTAACTTCCTTGACCCATGCTTCTGCTTGAACTGTCTCGGCCTTTACTCGTGCCTCTTCCTGTCCCATAACCTGCTTCGACATTACACTGATATGCATGTTCATCAGTGTCTGAGCTTGCTCCTGAGATAGCCCCTGTTCAAGAGCTATAGGCGTAAACTCGGCCAGGATATCGGAGTCTAACTCAAACCCCTCTGGCATTTCAAACTCGGCGTATTCGGTGAGTGGAGCGTCTGCATCAGGTTTAACCTCGTCGGCTTTGTCGCCGTCCTCGGTTGTATCACCTTCAGTTTTACTTTCCTCTGACACGGCCGCCGTGTCTTG